AATAAAGTTTGGAATAGTACTTTAATACTAATGGATTTATTTTCAGACATGTCATTTGAAGATCAAAAGATAGCAGATTTAGGTTGCGGTTGGGGTGCTTTATCTTGTTTTTTAACAAAGAAAGGTGCAGATATAACGGGAATTGATAGTGATGTAAACGTTAAACCATACTTTGATCTTATGTGTAAACTCATGGATGTAGATACAAAGTTTTGTGTGCAAAATATTTTCTCTGATGAATTTGATATATCACCTTACAAAACTTTTTTAGCTAGTGATGTTTGCTTTTGGGATGCTCACACAGATTTGTGGGTAAATTTTATCAATAAAATAATTAAACAAGATAAACAATTAATTATGTGCGATCCAGGTAGAGAATCTTTTTGGAATTTGTTAGACAACTGTAATGCTCCTTATCAAATAATAAATCAAAAAATTAACAAGCCTAGAAAAGTTGATGCTTATATAACTATATTTGGAGAATAAATGCCTTTAAAAAAAACACAAAGAAGTTTAAAAACCTGGACAGGTCAAGATTGGACAACTGCTAGCGGTAAAAAATCTTCAGAAACAGGCGAAGTTTATGCACCCAAAGCACAAATAAAAAAATTAAAATCTACTCCAAAAGGTAGAAGAAAGCTTGCAGCAGCTAATAGAAAAAAAAGAGAGGCTACAAGAAAAGGTAAACAGCACGCTAGACATGGCTTGCATAAAGGTAAAAAAAGATAATGTATGAATATAGTTGTACAGTAGAAAGAGTAGTTGATGGTGACACCATTGATGTAACTTTAGATTTAGGTTTTTCTGTATCCTATAAATCTAGAGTTCGTTTATATGGGATTGATACTCCTGAAAGCAGAACTAGAAATAAAGACGAAAAAGCCAGAGGTAAACTTGCATCTGCTTTTTTATCGAAAGCCATTGAGATAGCAGACCAGGTTGTTATAAGAACAGAGCTAAAAGATTCTAGAGGTAAGTTTGGTAGAGTTTTAGGTACCGTTGTATGTGACGGTGAAGACATTAATCAAGGTATGGTAGATGGTGGTTTTGCTGTCAAATATTACGGACAGAGCAAAAAAGATGTAGAGGCAGAGCATCTAATAAATAGACAAAAACTTATAGATCAAGGAATATTTGATCCTGATAGTATTTAAATATGGATGATATCGTAAGATTAATAACAGAGTTAGGGTTTCCTGTTGCTGCTGCTCTTGGTCTTGGAATATTTGTTTGGAAACTTATCAACAGAATTATTGATGGCATGGAGTCTAAAATAGATGTAGTCGATGATAAGGTAAATGAACAACTAAAAGCTATGGAAGATAGATTACAAACTAAGTTAGATGCACAACAAGGTATATTAGTTGCCCTGATTGATAGAGTTAGAAGTGTAGATAATGAAATTATTAGACAAGATACTTTATTGAAAACAATGTTAGGTGTACCACAATTAGTACAAAAGGATAAAATAGCTAAGGCAGAAAGAGACGATCAGAGGAAAGACTAATGAGAGATTGGTGGGAATATAAAAAAAGACAGCTAAACACAATTATATTTTTAATTTTGTTGGTTTTGTGCTTGGTTTTGTTTTCAAACTTTGTGTTTACAGATGAGATGGTATTTAAATTTAAATCGCCTAGCTTTTCTGGAATAAATACATCGCAGCATTATTTGACTATAGAAAATCAAGAATTTAGCAGAAAGAAAACACTAATAGAGGAAATAAAAGCTGCTGCAGAACAAATAGAAAGAGACGAAGCCAATACTACCTTAGCTAGATTTATAAGAAATTTAGAGTCAAGAGTTTATGCTCAATTATCTAGGCAGCTCGTAGAAAATTTATTTGGAGAAGAAGCATCTAAAGAGGGTTCGATAGAATTAGAAGGCAACACAATAGAATATGAATCAGATGATAAAACAATTACGCTTACTATTACAGATGAGGAAGGTAACGTTACTGTCATTACTTTTCCTATTAATAGTTTTACTTTCTAGTTGCGGAGCGTTACCAAAGAATAAATTAGAAAATTTTCGTATATCTAAGTATCCATATCTGCACGATGTAATAAATTACGAATTAGAGTATTTGTTTCCGCCTAAACAAAAACTTATTGTTGCTGTATACCCAACTGCATTTTTAGATCAAACAGGGCAAAGAAGAAGTAACAGCACTTATGCTTCATTTTCTACAGCAGTAACCCAGGCTCCTTCAAACCTTTTGATAAAGGCGTTGAAAGATGCAGGCAGAGGTAAATTTTTTACTGTTGTAGAAAGAGTTGGTCTTGATAACCTTACAAAAGAAAGACAGATAATTAGAAGCTCTAGGCAAGATTTTAAAGACGAACAGAAATTAAAACCATTATTGTTTGCAGGTATGCTTTTTGAAGGAGCTATAGTAGGCTATGAGTCAAATGTCAGATCAGGCGGTAATGGAGCTAGATTATTAGGGATAGGGGTAAGTAGACAATACAGACAAGATACCGTTACTTTAAGTTTGCGATTAGTTTCTGTTTTAACAGGTCGAATATTAGTAGAGGTTACAACAACTAAAACTATCTTAAGTCATGGACAGACAGGAGATGTATTTAGATTTGTAAAAGATGATACTGAGTTGATCGAGATAGAAAATGGTAACGTTGAAAATGAGTCAGTAACAATAGCTTTACAATCTGCTATAGAGTTTGCTGTTTTAAAGATAATACAAAAAGGAATTAAATTAAATCTTTGGAGTTTAGATGAAACTAAAAAAAACAACATTGTTACACCTGATTGCACTAACGATGAGTGCTCAGATATTCGTGGTTGACAATGAAATATCTATAGACCAAGCGGGAGGAACTTTAAATTTAGATGTAGAGCAATTAGGTTCTGGCAACTTAATAGGTGGTCAATCTGCAGTAGCAGGTTCTATGACAGCTTTAGATTTGGATGGAGCAACTATGACTATTGATATAAATCAGATAGGAGATAGTAATTTATTCAAAGGAGATATTACATCAGATTCTTTTACAGGATTCTTTGAGTTCGATGGTGATAGCAATATTTTTGATATACAAGTTGATCCCACCAATACTTATGGAGCAGATACTTCTAATTTAAATATTGATGTAACAGGTAACTCAAACGATATGTCTTTAGATCAAGCAACTGTAGCTATGGCATCTACTTTAGATTTAGATTGGATTATCCAGGGTAACAGTAATACTATTGATGTAGATGTTGATATTGACCTAGCTACGAACTATATGGATATAGATGGAGATTCAAATTCAATAAACTACAACGGTGACGGCTATCAAGGCGGATATTTTTATTTAGATCACGAAGGTAATTCAAGAACAATAAATGTTACACAGGCAAGCACATTGGACAACGATTGGTTACGTATCTTTTCTGATGGTGATAATGGTACTTTCTGCATTATCCAAAACGACCAAGGTACAAGCACAAGTTGCTGATATAGGTGCAGTAGAAGAAGTTTCAGGTAATGCTCAAATAGAAAGAGATCAAAGTTATGAAGTCGTTACAGACTTTGGTATTCAATCTTATGATAAGGCTCAAACAGAGCAAGGCAGAATGGGTATTCGTTTTGTTGACGATACCACTATAAAAATTACAGAACACTCAGAAGTAGTTATTGATGAATTTGTTTTTGATGCTAATCCTAGTAATTCCAAATTAGCTTTAAGTTTTGTAAAAGGTACAGCTAGATTTACCACAGGTCTTTTAGGTTCTGTTCCTAAAAAAAACATGACTCTTAGAACAAATAGTGCAACTGTTGGTATAAGAGGTACAGACTTTACAGTAACAGTAGAGGCAGATACAGGCGAAAGTCTTTTTATTCTTTTGCCTAATGAGGATGGCACACCCTCTGGAGAGATAGTAGTTACAACAGCTTTAGGTGAGGTAGTGTTAAATAAAGCTTACCAGGCTACTACTACAACTACTTTTGAAAGTGCTCCATCAGAACCTGTAATATTAGATTTATCTCTGGATTTTATAGACAACATGTTAATTGTTTCTCCTCCTAAAAAAATACAAGAAGAAGAAGAACAAACAACACAAAAAACAGATAGTGTTTTAGATTTTAATGAACTTGAGTATGACGCATTAGCAGAAGACGAATTAGAATCAGAAGAGTTAGAATTTACAGAATTGGATTACGATGCACTAAACGTAAACTTTTTAGAAGATTTACTAGATATCATCACAGAGTTAGATAAAACAGATGATGAAAGTGAAATAGAACAGGTAGCTACTGCAATAGATATAAAAGGCACTATTGTAGGACAAGATCAAAAAACACAGATAACTACTATTGTTTCGGGTCAAGCAGTAACTTTAAAACGTGAAGTAAGTTCTAGTGCTAATTTAGTTATAGATGGCAATAATTCTTATACAGTAATACTAGAACAAGATGGTGTTACTAACGAAGTTAAAGTTAATGGTGGTAGTTCATCAATAATAGTTATAAAACAGAGTGAATAATGAGTAAAATTTTTTTAGGTGTAATAGTCGTATTACTGTCTATAACAGGATTTTTATACTATCAAAATCAAAGATTATCTAGTTTAAATCAAGCATTTGAATTAAGAGATCAGGAACAAAAAGCTGCTATAGATAGCTTGCAAAATGATTTTAATTTGCAGACTGAGGGTTTGTTACAATTACAAAGTAAAAATCAACAGATTGAAGCTGACATGAATAGATATTTAGACATATTTAAACGGCACAATCTGAGCAAACTTGCTGCTGCTAAACCAGGTTTGATAGAAACGAGAGTAAATAATGGTACAAAAGAAGTATTTGAAAGCATACAAGAAGATAGTCGTAATATTGACAGTCTTGATAATGGCTTACAGTTGCAGTCTAATCCCTAAAAAAGTAGACGTAATATCAAAACCTATAGAAAGGCAGATAGCACAGCCAATTTTACCTAGAGAACTACAATTAAAAGCACCTTATTGGTATGTAGTTTCAGATAAGAATATAGATACTTTTTTAGAAAGGGTAGAAAAAGAAGAGGGCAGAGTAGTATTTGTAGCTATGTCTGTGCCTGATTATGAATTAATGGCATACAATATGCAGGAACTCAAAAGGTATATAAATGAACTTAAAGAAGTTGTGGTCTACTATAGAACAGTCACTACAAAGTAAAAAGGAGGACAACATGCATATATCTAAAGAGGGTATAGCCCTTATAAAAAAGTTTGAAGGATGCAGATTAACAGCTTATCAAGACTCTGTAGGAGTTTGGACTATAGGCTATGGACATACTAAAGATGTTGATGAGGGTCTAGAAATTACTCAACAAGAAGCTGAAGTTATGTTGAATGAAGAGTTACTAGAATACGAAGGATACATTAATGACATGGTTAAAGTTCCTTTAGAACAATGTCAATTTGATGCTCTAGTGTGTTGGGTATATAACTTAGGTCCAACAAATTTAAGAAAATCTACTTTATTAAAGCTTTTAAATGCTGGTGATTATCATTCTACTCCTAATCAAATAAAGCGATGGAACAAAGCGGGAGGCGAAGTTTTAAACGGATTAGTAAGAAGAAGAGAAGCTGAAGCTTTATTATTTCAAGGAGAAGAGTGGCATAAGATATAATGAAAATATTTTGCACACAATAATTTATGACTTTAGTTAAATACAAATTCAGACCAGGAATAGATAAAGAGAGTACAAGTTACTCTAACGAAGGAGGCTGGTTTGATGGAGACAAAGTACGATTTAGAAAAGGTAATGTAGAAAAGATGGG